CGTCGACTTCCTTACCGATCTACTTGACGTCATAGAAGACCTAGATAAAAAAGTAGCCGGCTCTGGCGATAGTGGCGGAGGAGGATCAATTGGTACATTTAGAGTTGACGGCGCTGTAGCCGGATTTAATAAAGAATCCCAATACAATGTTTTTGAACAAGATGGAGACCTATTATTTTATAGAAATGTCAATGGAGTTATAGCCCTTTCCTTCCGTGCAGGCTCTAATGTTTCTCTCGAAACTATAGTGGATGGATATGAAGGAGTTATCACAATTGGCGAGGGTGGAGAGATTTTTATCAGCATTACACAGACAAATTAGCATAAATATACTGACACGCGCTTGAATGCAGTCCTTGAATGCAATGCAATTATGAGAATGCAACAGCGAGACAGGCCTACATACGCGCCAAGCCATTCAAGCCACCTTAACGGAGTGTCATATGGACAAACTAAGAAAACTTAGAGATTGGCATGAAAATCTAATACTTAATTGTACTAATCACTTAGATATTGATGAATATACATTATATTGGGTATCATTTTTAAAAGGTATGATCGCCATGGCGTTAATTATATGGATAATTTAAATAAATTTTTTATTAGTTGTATAGCTTTAGTAGCCCTAACAATGGGTACTAAAGCCTATGCTGGTGATAATCATGTACACGTGGAACAAGTAGGTAATGATGGAGATGATCTTTCTTTAACCGCATCACAATCAGGTTACGATAATCTTATTAAATTCTCAATTGGTGGTGCAGACAACACATTTAACTTTTTACAGATAGGAGATGATAATTCTATATCTTGGGTATCTTATTGGGGCTCAGGTAAAAATTGGGGTGGAGATGTAGATGGTCATGATAATAATGAAACAGTAGTTCAAAAGAATGGTGCTACTTACGGAAGACATATATGGGGTGATTATAATACTGTCGATATATATCAAGACGGAACTCATACACATAATTTAGATATACATGCTAATAATGTTACGCATGATCTTTATCAAGAAGGAACCGGTAGTCATTACAGCCATACTTATTTTTATGGTACTACATCTGGTTCGGTAACTGATATAACACAAACCGGTAATGCTAATCATAATGCACAAATAAGAATTCAAGGATCCGAAGAAACAACTTTAACCCTTATACAACAGGGTGGAACAAATCAAAGTTATAATCTTACACAAAACTGTCACACCACAGGTGGATGCACAGTAAACGTAACACAAGGTAATTAATGTACAAATGGACAATGGCCACACTGCTTGCCTGTGTAGCTATAAAAATTTGGAATCCCTTTTTAGTTGAATCACTTCAATTAAATTACTTTGACTTTTTACAACAGCAACATCCTAAAGCAGAATCAGAACAAATAATACTTGTTGACATAGACGAAGCCGCTATAGCGGAAGAAGGTCAATGGCCGTGGCCTAGACAGATCATGGCAAAGTATATTGATGACATTGCACCAAATAATATTGTCGTATTAAATGTAGTGTATGGTGAGGAAGATCGTTTTGGTGGAGACGATGAATTATATAATGCTATGATGCAAAAAAATGTTATCCTTGCTTCGGCCCCTACGGGACAAGTGAAGACTACTCGTGAGCATCATATAGGAACAGCAACATTGGGTAAATATCCTGCATCTGATTTTACTGATAATTATCCAGGTTTAATATTACCTATAGAAAAATTATCTGAAGCTTCAATGGGAATAGGAACAGTTTCTGATACTCAAGACATAGATGGTATTACTAGACAACTACCAATGATTGTATCAACAAACGGAAAGATATATCCATCATTAACATTAGAAGTATTAAGAGTAGCAGCAGGAGATATATCCTATCAAGTTAAGACAAATGAACTAGGTATAGAATGGGTGCGTATTCCAAAGTATACGCGCATAGACACGAATTATGATGGATCTATATATAACTCGTACTGGAACACCTTTAAGCGCGTTAAACTCGCTGATATGCGCTCTAATGAGCTGTTAAACGGGGCCTTTGTAGTAATAGGACCGACATATCAAGGAAGTCAATTAATTACCACGCCATTAGGCAAAATGTATCCTCACGAAGTTCAAGCTAATCTATTAAAGACATTAATTGATGGTACTACTATTAAGCGTCCGGATTATTTTCCTTTTGCTGAGCTAACCATTCTTCTAATTCTCGGTCTTCTGATTCTCGCTCTAGTGAGATGGGCGAACGTTTTGAGTTCTGGAATTGTATCCGTCTTGCTGATTGGCGGCGTCGCTGTAGCTTCTTGGCAAATCTTCTTTTCTTCATACTTGCTTTTTGATCCTACTTGGATTATAATATCCTTAGTATTAGTATTTAGTCATGCTTCATTTGTCCAGTTCTATACTAACTTTAAATTAAGACAACAAATAAAGAAACAGTTTGAAACTTATTTGGATCCAAGACAAGTAGCCTTGTTACAGAAGAATCCAGAGTTATTAAAGTTAGGTGGTGAAAGAAGAGAGATGACTTTCCTTTTTATGGACATATGCGGGTTCACTCCCATATCAGAGCATTATAAAAATAATGACGATCCAGAAGGACTAGTAGAATTAGTAAATGAGTTCTTAAATAGAATGACTAATATTATTTTAAAGAATGGTGGTACAATCGACAAATATATGGGCGACTGTATCATGGCATTTTGGAACGCACCATTAGAGTGTGAGAACCACGCAGAGATGGCTATTAAATCTGCAATTGAAATTGAGGAAGAAATAAATGAGCTTAAAGGAATCTACAAAAGCCGTAATTTGCCTGACATTAATGTTGGCACTGGTGTTAACACCGGGACTTGTATTGTTGGTAACATGGGTAGTGAATCCAGATTTGACTATTCGGTTATTGGAGATGCAGTCAACCTTGCCGCTAGGTTAGAAGCAACTGCAGGTAGAGGAGAATACTTGGATCATAAAACCATTTATTCAAGAGCTACTATGGAACAATTACCTGAAGGATATTTGAATACTGAAATTGGTACAATAAAGGTTAAAGGTAAAGAAGAAGAGATAAGAATATATAGTCCTACAAAAATAGGTTGACATGAGATGTACTTTTCTATATAATAATATAGTACATCGGGAGAAAAGAATGTATAATAGAGAACAAGTTAGAAAACAATTAGAGATAGATGAAGGAAGAGTTGAAGAGGTTTATTTAGATAGTCTCGGATTACCTACTTTTGGAATTGGTCATCTAATTAAAGAAAGCGACCCAGAATATGGAATGCCAGTAGGCGCAAAGATTCCATCAGAAAGGGTTGACGAACAATTTGATGAAGACTTTGAACATCATGTAGAAGAGTGTTTAGAATTATTCGGTGAAGAATTTAGTGACTATCATGATGAAGTACAAGAAGTACTTATTAATATGATGTTTAATATGGGTCGAACAAGACTCTCAAAGTTTCGTAATTTCATTACAGCATTACAGATGGATGATTTTAATGAAGCTGCAGATCAAATGGTTGATTCTAGGTGGTACGGTCAAGTCGGCAATCGTTCCAAAAGACTAGAACAGCGAATAAGAGACCTTGGCTAAGAAAGTACCCGCTACCGATTTATCAGATAATATTTTATCTGTTAAAGAATTTTCTGCGCTAATAGAAAAGAGGGTACAACAATTAAATTGTGATTATTTAGAAGCGCTAATGATTTATGCCGAAGAAAATGGTGTCGAAGTTGAGACCATTGGATCATTAGTAAAAAATTCACATACTCTTAAAGCTAAATTAGCAGCTGAGAGTGAAGGTAAGTTACTACTTAAAGCAGGTAGTTCAAGAAAATTACCTATATGATAATGTATGCACAAACTATTTCGAAATTATTTCAGTGATCAAGATCTAATACTATTTGAACAACCAAGAGAATATATTCAGCAAGCCGCTATATCAAAAGGACAAGCAGCGTCATATGATACTAGCAGAATAGCTGAAGCAAAAGTATTTGATCCTTACAGAGATTTGCCAATAGAACTTTTAGATAAAGTTCATGATGCAGTTATGGATACTAAAGATTATGATAGTGGTTATGAGTTTTTAGAACCATGGTCAGTTCAGACGTATCATGATTATCAAGGTGGTAAATTTGATTGGCATATAGATCGATTAAATTATTATATGGGTCGTAGTGATGATCCTGAAAAAGATTATCTAAAGAATATAGCACCACAAAGAGAGATGTCTATATCTGTCGGATTAAATGATAGAGAAGAATATGAAGGTGGACAATTTATTCTTGATGTTGGTGATGGTAAAAAAACACCAGTAGATTTAGATAGAGGTGATATGGTTATTTTTGATTCAGACACATATCATGGTGTCGAGCCTGTCACTAAAGGAACAAGAGAAGCATTAATTATTTGGTTAGTGCATAGAGACAAATTTATAGAATGGAAAGAGGAAGTGAATGAATCAGAACATACAGACTTATTCCCTGAGGGGATCAATAAACATTATGAGTCCATTTGAAGTATATCAAAAGTATATAGCATTAAAGAATCATTTTACCACTAGCTATGATTATCATAAGTATAATGGTAAAGTGAAAGTTAATGAAACTTCATATGAGACAAGAAGAGACAAATACTTTTTTATGAAGTTGGCTAAGAAAAAAGATATTGAGAATTATCTATTAGCTCAGTTTGTAGAAGGTGGTAAAGATTTCTATGTCGGGAATATAAATGCTTCGCAGCCCGATGACGTTTACATGAGTTGGAAAAAGAGACAAGAAAGTCTTACATATAGATTTAAAGATGATCTCAGTAAACTAGAAGAAGATTTTGATAGCAATTTTGAGGTGCCTAAGTTTGGTCATCCAACTTTATTTAGATTATTTCTACGTAAAGATATTTGCATCGAAACAATGATTATACTAGACATGCTAGTCGGTTATTTTCAACATTGGCAAAAAGAATTGAAAAATGACTTGCTTTGGCAAGAACAATATGGTATAATTATTAATTATAGACCGTTTCTCAGTATCAATACTGATAAATATAAGTCTATAACATTAGATTATTTTAATAAGTGAATAAAACGTAATACATCGTATAATACAACGCAACATAAGGAGTAAATATGTCGTTTTCTAATATGAAGAAAAGCTCGAGTGACGAGCTCAATAAACTCACATCCGCAATGGAGAAACTTAATTCTCCTACACAGAAAAGAGGTCCTGATGACCGTTTCTGGAAACCCGAAGTAGATAAAGCTGGTAATGGTTATGCCGTTATTAGATTCTTGCCTGCTTCCGATGGTGAAGATGTACCATTTGTAAGAGTTTGGGATCATGGATTCCAAGGTCCTACTGGACAATGGTTCATTGAGAAATCCCTAACAACACTTGGACAAAAATGTCCTATTTCAGAGTATAATAATATGCTTTGGAATTCAGGTGTTGAATCAAACAAAGACTTAGTACGTAAGTACAAAAGACGTCTTAGTTTTTATTCTAACATCTACGTTGTCAGTGATCCTAGTAATCCTGATAACGAAGGTAAAGTATTCTTGTATAAGTATGGTAAAAAGATATTTGAGAAATTGAATGATCTTATGAATCCATCTTTTCAAGATGAAACTCCTGTAAACCCATTTGATCTATGGACTGGTGCTAACTTTAAGTTAAAAATCAGAAACGTTGAAGGTTACAGGAATTATGATAAGTCTGAGTTCGATGCAACTACGGCTCTCTTAGATGATGATGAAAAGCTTGAAGCCGTTTGGAATAGTCAGTATAAACTTTCAGAGTTTACCGATCCAAGCAACTTTAAATCATATGATGAGTTGAAGACTAAACTGTATAGAGTTCTAGCTCTTGATGCAGGAAGTCCTACAGAGTCTTATGCTGCACCTACTAATACAGTAGCAGCTCAGCAAGCTACTATCCCATCAGCTGCAACGGTTGAAGAACCAACAGCATCTGCAGAAGATAGTACTGAAGATGATGAAACATTATCATTCTTCAAAAAATTAGCTGCTGACCAGTAAGTTAATTAAACGACCCGGTGAAAACGTAGGGACATAGATAGAGTTGATTGGCGTCCTTCCGCTCGGATAAAGTTAGGAAAATTTTCACAGATAACTAACAGAGTAAATTGCCACTAAGCCTCAACTGCAGTTGGGGCTTTTTTATTGCCCGACTTTCATGCCTGAAGAAACAGGCGCTATTGATGCAACAGTAGTCATTGCTTGATTGTGATTAATTTGAACACCAGTAGAGCTCATTGATGTATTATTATTAGTTGGGTTCATAAAGCCTTGAGTATAGCCCATACGAGACATCACACTCATTAGGTCTAATTTTTGTCTTTCTAATACTGAATTTTGATATGTACTAAAATCTTCCATAGTCATGTTTCCTGATGCAACTCTAAATCCTGCTAATCTATCTGATGCTAATTCCCAATCAACTTTTGGACTAGCTAAACCTTCAATGTTTGTTACAAAAGGATTCCATTTACCTGAACCCAGTATAGCTGCTTCCATGGTTGGTACAGAGTCTTTCAAGTCCTGTGCAAATTCTTTAAGATTAGTATCAATAGACCAATCACCCTCTTGGAAAAGCTTTAACTTTTCTCTAGTAATATCCATACCAGAATTAAGCTCACCTATATTCTCACCAGCTTCTAATAAAGCTGTAAAGCTCTCCATCATACCATCTTCTCCAGAAAGCCAATTATTAATACCGGTCCATAAGCCTATAAATGACTGTCCCCATTCATCAACTGCAAAACCAGTCATGGCATCGCCAACATTACTTAATATAACTTTTAAATCTGCTGAACGTTGCTTAACGTCTCTCATATCAGTAATTTGTAATAATCGTTCTACTGTATTTTTAATCTTTGTAACGTTATCTTCACCACCAGAATTATCCCACAAGGATCCTATACCACTTACGATATGACCCCATCCTACACTTGCCATAGAACCACCTATCGCGCTTATTGCTTTAGCTGTCTCTTCCCAATCTTCAGCTGAATTATGTGTAGTTAAATCTGTTGATAATAATGTTTCAACAGAATACTTTATAGCATCAGCATTAGTTTTATGACCGGCTTCACCACTTGACCAGTTAGCAGCATTTTCTACTAATCTGCCGACTCCTGCAATACCATCACCAATACCCCAAACGGACATAGCAGCACCAAGTGACATCATTACGCCTTCTAATTCACCCCAATCCTGACCATGCATTCTAGATATATCAGTTGATAATAATGTTTCTATATCGTGTTTGATGCCTTCAGAAGTTCTTCGACCATCGTCTCCCATGCTAGCTAAATTGTCGATACCTTCAGCAATACCAGCTACTCCTTTTCCAGCACCCCAGACAGCCATGGCTACTGACAGGCCTATCATTGTTCCTTCTAATTTGCCCCAGTTATCTCCACCTGCTCTCTGTAGACTTGTTGACAATAATGTTTCAATATCTTCTTTAATACCATCAGCAGTTCTTCTACCACCGAATGATTTATTTAAAGTCTCTATACCTTCAGCAGCATTAGCAGCAGTCTTTCCAACACCCCAAACGGCCATAGCGGCAGCAAGTGCTGTCATTATTAGTGGTAGACCTACTTGTAGTTTTGTCCATGTTGAGATGTCTGGAGCAATATCAATATTAGCTAATGCTTCAATATCATCTTTTATAGCTTGGGCTGCGGTCAAACCAGAACCCCATTTTACATTTACCTCTTCTATTGCATCAGCCGCAATGGTTGCAGTTTTACCAAAGGCTAAGAATAACGTACCTATTCCACCAGTGGTCATTATTGCAGTAGCTTCAGCTACTTCACCAGCATCAAGTTCATTAAGTTTTTTTACGAAGTCAACATAGTTTTGAGCAGCTTCTTCACCATCAAATTTTGACATAGCGTCCATAGCTAGCCAAATTCCACCACCGACACCTAAAGCACCAAGACCAACACCACCGGCTAATACTCCAGCACCACCCATAGCCATTCCAGCACCTCTTCCAATACCGCCAAACAATCCGCCTAGGCCTCCACCATCACCACCACCAGCTCCGCCGGCTCCACCGCCCTGTAAGTTGTCAGGGATTCCATCACCATCTTTATCACCAGATAGATTTACACTACCAGGTCCTGCGTTTTCATTTGCTTCAGTAAAGAATTTTGAGATAGGAGAAATAAATCCATTTAAATTCTCCAAGTGAGTAGTCATTATGACTAGTTGATTTAATATAGGCGATTTTTCACCTAACCAAGGTTCAAAGTCTGCAGCAAGGTCACTGCTAGCTCCTTCTGCTTTTAATGCTTCAGCAACAGACTTCATGTCTTCTGCTGTAATAAGGGTTTCAATTAATTTAATAAAATTAGAATTCAAACCACTTAGTTGTTTGTTTTGTTCTGCTATATGGCCAAAGACTTTTTGATTGCCTTTATACCATTTTTCAAAGACTGCTTCTGCATTAGCTAACTCGCCACTACCTTTTGGTAGTCCTGGCTTATTACCTGTGCCGTCTTTTCGTGGTCTGGCCATTTAACTGTTCCTTATTTCCCGCCGAATGCTTTGCCGGCTTCTGATATACCAAATGCACCAAGTGTAACAACTACAAATGATGTATAAATGGTATCAGATACTTTTAAGTCCATATCCCAAAAT